CCGCAGCGCCCGCAGCGCCCGCAGCGCCCGCAGCGCCCGCAGCGCCCGCAGCGCCCGCAGCGCCCGCAGCGCCCGCAGCGAAGACGCCCGAGCAGTTGAAGGCCGAAGCCGACGCCGCCGTGCCCGAGAAGTACGAATTGAAGGCACCAGACGGAATGAAACTGGATGACAAGCTGGTTGAAGGTTTCGCCCCTATCGCGAAAGACTTTGGCTTGAACAATGCGAAGGCGCAGAAGCTTGCGGATTTGTACGCGACTCACGTGCAGGCGCAGATCACCGCGGCGCAGACTGCGGAGAGCGCCAAGATCGCCAAATGGCAGGAGGATTTCAAAGCGATTCCCGGCCACGAGAAGATTCTAGCTGGCGCGAAACGTGCGCTCACTATCGCGCCGAAAGAAGTTCAAGATATGTTTAACGGTTCTTGGCTTGGCAGTCACCCGGCTCTGATTCAGTATTTGAATAAGCTTGGCAGTTTGCTACACGAAGACGACCTGGCTGAAGGCGCGAACCGCGCGGCCCCGCGCGCGGGCGCGACTGCGGCGGATATGTATCCGTCTATGAAGCCAGCAGCGTAACATTTTTCACTTTGATGGACGGCACCGACCATCCATCTCATAGCCGTACACCGGAGGGTGACACCGAACGTGGGGGCAACAACTCGGTAAACGCGGTGAAATGAACGTAAAACGGAGGATGTCACACAATGACTCCTAATACCAGTGCAGTCACACTTATGGATTTCATCCGTCGTTTGGATGAAAACGACAAGGTGACGGCGCGTATCGTTGAGATGTTGGCAGTCCCGGGCGTTGATGAATTGCTCGGCGACATGCTGTGGATGGAAGGTAACTTGACCACGGGTAACAAGACCACGATCCGTACCGGGCTTCCGGCGGTGACGTGGCGCTTGCTGAACTACGGAGTCCAGCCGTCCAAGAGTACCACGAAACAAGTCACGGATACCTGCGGTATGCTGGAATGCTTCGCACCCGTTGACGAAGAGTTGGCTAACCTGAACGGTAATGCTCCTGAATGGCGCTTGTCGGAAGACAAGGCGTTTATCGAAGCGATGAAGATCGAAGTTGTGTCCGTGTTCTTCTACGGCGACAAGATCACTCCTGAGAAGTTCATCGGTATGGCGGCGCGCTACAATCAGTTGCCTCCGACCACTCCCGACAAGACGGTGAGCAGCTACAACGTCATCGACGCTGGCGGTCGTGCAAACGACAACACGTCGATTTGGGTTGTGAATTGGGGCAGCGAAACCATCTATGGTATCTTCCCGAAAGGCACCAAGGCTGGTATCGAGCAGAAAGACCTCGGTTTGCAGACCATTTACGACGCCGAACGCGGCGAGTATCTTGGCTACAAGACTCACTACAAGTGGAAGGTCGGTCTGACGGTCCGTGACTGGCGCTCCACCGCTCGTATCTGCAATATCGACGTGTCCAATCTGCAAGCGGACGCGGGTGCGCAAGCCAAGTTGGTTGAGGCGTTGATCGTCGCGACGAACAAGGCCAAGCGTTTCAATCTCGGCGGCAAGACTTCGATCTATATGCACACCGATGTCAAGACAATGTTTGAGATTCAAACCTTGAACAAGACGAACGCTCTCTTGTCGTGGGATTTGGCGAAAGAAGGCCAGCCGATTCTCACCTTCCGTGGCATTCCGATCCGCACCTGCGAATCGCTGTTGCTCACCGAAGCCACTGTGACTCAATAACACGGTAACTAAAAGGAAAATTATCACATGATTACCGATCTCTCTCAAGTGTTCGACTTCGATGTCGCGTTGACGGGAACGCGCTCCAGTACGGCGACTCTGAATCTCGGCGCAGCCGGTGATGCGGAAGACCGTCAGTTGGTCTTGGAAGTCATCACGCCCGATGGTTTGGCGTCTGCGGGTAAAGGCGCAGTCCTTACCGTCTCCATCGTGGTTGGGGCCACAAGTTCCCCGGCCACTACGTTGCTCGTTACAGGCGCCATCGCCGAGGCTTCGATTACAACGGCGGGGTCTTCGATCCTTCAGATCAATCTCCCCCGTGGTCTGCTTCAGTATATCCAGCTGATCTACACCGTGTCGACGGAGAACTTCACGTCCGGCCATGTTCGGGCGTTCTTGACGACCGAGCCGCAAACTCAGTATAACCACTAAACAACGCGCACGGGCCGTTATGGGAAATCCCATAACGGCCAAGCGCCCGAAAGGATAGTGCATCATGGCGAAGTATGTATGTGATACGACCTGTACTTGGGCGAATCGCTTTTGGAAGGAAGGGGACGTGACGGGCGATCTGCCTGCTGACATCAAGCCGCCGCGACATTTTTCTAAGATCGAAGACGCCAAGCCGAAGGTCGAAAAGAAGACCGGCGAAAAGATCGATCCCGCTTCCGCCGCCGCCAGTGGCGAGAAAGTTTCCATTGGCGAACTCGCCACGGGAGTACACGTTCCTAAAGACGGTGAAGTGAACGTCAAACTCGTGGAGGGCAAGCCCGAAGCGTTTCTGGAAGGGTAACAACTTCTCTGCTCCCCGCCTGGCATGCCAGCAATGGCCCCGGGCGGGGTTATCAGGGAAAAAGGAACTATGGCGACTCAACTTGATATTTGCAATTTGGCGCTTCTTCGTCTCGGTCAAGGACAAATTGGTGCTATGACCGAGCAGTCGCAAGAGGCGCAGTATTGTTTGAAGTTTTGGGATGCGGATAGAAAAGCGGCTCTTCGTGATTACGCTTGGAATTTTGCCACGCCCGATCCGACGACGCTCGCTCAACTTCCAAACACTCCGGTGGATTTTGCCTACGCGTATCAGCTACCCGCCGACTGTCTTCGCGCTCTTATGATCTTCAACCCGATCATGTTGCGCGAAGGCCTGCTCGGTGTGGTGGACATATCCGACGTGTCCAGCGCCGCGTTCGATAATTTGGCGCAGCAGATTCTCGCTGAGTTGACTTTCTTCAAGATTCGTAAGAACCGTGTGCTCGTCACGAATATGGAGCAGGCTTATCTCGTGTACACTGCTGACATCACCGATACGTCCAAGTACGACGACCAATTTGTCGAGGCGCTCTCTTACAGGTTGGCGATTGATCTTGCGCTACCGATTACCGCCAACCCCCAATTCGCCAGTACGATGACTTCGCTTTATCGCGGATCGCTGCTGGCCGCTCGTAAGTCGGACGCACAGGAACGAAAGACGCCAACCAAGATTGGTCGGTCGTTCTTGCAAGCTAGGCAGTAATGAATGGACCTGAACATCATAGCGGGGTTGAGCAAGACAACGAATTACTCCGGCGGAGAGTCCGCAGCGAGCGGCATTAAAGGAAACGTGCCAAAGATTATTCAACCGAGTTTCGGAGCAGGCGAATTGTCAACCAGCTTGGCCGGTCGAGTGGACATGGCTAAGTATCGTGTCGGGCTGGCGATATGCGAGAACTTCATGGTGCTGCCAGGCGGCGGTGTAACTAACCGTCCCGGTCTGCAATTTGTATCCGCGCTTCCCGGTTCGGCCCGGTTGATTCCGTTCCAGTTTTCGGCCACACAAGCCTTTGAGCTTGTTTTCTTGGATAAACTTATGGTGGTCGCGTCTAACGGCGGCATCGTTCAACATCCAAGTCAGTTATTGCCGGCATCTGGAACGCCGTTTTCTTACGGCGGAGATTATTTTGAGGGAATCACGACGTATACAGGTGGGAAAGCGGATTTTGCTTTCGACGGCGATCTTACTACGTACTGGCGCTCGGCGCTTACCAGCGATGCGGCTAATGGCGCGGCGGCCATAGGACTTGATCTCGGCACGCCTACGATCATATCGTCCGTGCAACTTCAGCAAGGCACGGGTGTCGTGGGAAATGTCGTGAACGCTCAGACGCAGATAGCCAGCACCAAATTGCAAAACAGTCCAGACGGCGTGACGTGGACGGATGTGCAGGTAATGGTGTGGACCCCGACCGATCTCAATACTCTCCACAATCAGACGATAGCGGTTACGGCTCCGGTGTCCGCCAGATATTGGAGGCTGCTACAGAATGAATCGGATACCGCGCCTTCAGACGGCAATGGCGGATGGGCGGTGCGCGAGTTGTCGTTTCTGTCGCCGTCGTTTAACTCTGTGGTCGCTACGGGTACTCCGCTGGCTTACGGCGGCGTGTTTGCGTATACGAATGACGCACTAGCTTTCGACGGTGATCCTACTACATATTGGCGCTCCCCTCTTGTGGGCGGCAAAGCCCAAGACGTAGCGGCCATAGGACTTGATCTCGGCGTGGCCCAGACCATATCGTCCGTGCAGCTTCAGCAAGGCACGGGTGTCGTGGGAAATGTCGTGAACGCCCAGACGCAGATCGCGAAGACGAAATTGCAGAGCAGTCCAGATAACGTGACGTGGACGGATGTGCAGGCCGTGGTGTGGGCCCCGACCGATCTTAACACTCTCCACGATCAGACTATAGCCATTACAACTCTGGTATCCGCTAGATATTGGAGGCTGTTACAGGATCAAAGTATATCTACTCCAAAAGATAAACTTGGCGGGTGGGCTGTGCGGGAGTTGTCGTTTATATACAACACACCGGCCACTGTTGTTGTACCGGGCACCCCGCTATCGGCGGGCGGCGACGAATCTACCACCACTACGACTGTATCTTACACGGATATACCAGATTTTGCTTTCGACGGCGATCTTACTACGTACTGGCGCTCGGCGCTTACCAGCGATGCGGCTAATGGCGCGGCGGCCATAGGACTTGATCTCGGCACGCCTA